ACCATACCCATGTTACGGATAGCGTTAATATCGTTATCAGATGTGCCGACTCTTCCTGGTGTGCCCATAAGTCTGTCTGCAACAAATTGTAATGCAGGCGGAATGATTAGCTTTCTAGCTTGAGCATTTACTTTGATACCTCTTTCGTCTTTGAAATCAGCAATATCAATTAATGCTTGTTCTAGTGAAGTTTCATTCAAATCTGCAGCTGTTGCTAACTCATTTCTTAGTTCAATATTTTCTACTGTAGGGTGATCAGTAGCACACAGTTCTTTACCGTCTCCTCCAACAAAGCTGGAATTGAAAGCGTTATTTAGAACGTTTGCTGCTTTTACCTGTTTAGTAGTTGACATTGATCTCGCTAAAGCTCTTGTGTATCTAGAAGAAAGAGTATCGTAAAGATTATCCTCTATCGCTTCTTCTGTCAATGCAAAAGCCATCGCTACGGTTTCATGAGTGTAACGAGATGTGAAAGACTCTTGTGCAGTGTCGTAAACAACTGCGGCACCCTCTCCTTTAACAGGAGCTTCACCGAAGCCACTTAGCATTACTTCTTCTTCAAAAGCTCTTTCAGAGTTTTCTGTGTCGAAGATTTCTGCATGTTCGTTTTCATATCTGTCATACTCTAAACCGAAGAGAGCATGTAATCCAGGAGTTAGTTCTTTTACTAATTGTGCTCTATTTATAGCCATTTAAGTTACCTCCTTAGACTGCGAACGTGTTAGTTGGGAATGTGAAGAAAGCTCTAGCGTTAGCACCAATCTCATTGCTTGGTTCTAAACTAAATCCTACACATAAAGCTACTCCAGAACTTGTAGTAGCTGTAACTCCTTCTTTTGATCTACCTGTAGTTGTACTACCTGCAGTTGTAGAAAGAGTGTACTTGCTGCCGATAAAACTTACCGCAGGAGTTCCTGCTGTAAATTGAGCTTCGTATACGATTCCAGGATCGTTATATACTAAAGCTTCAGCATCAGCACTACCTAAAGTTGCTGTTGAGCCTGTCCATACTTTAGAAAAAGTAGGCGTCCCATCTGTTGCTGTAAAAAATACACCGTAAAATACCCCTACAGGAGTATCAGTCGCACCCGCTTGTTGAACGTAACCACTTGAAAGAGTAACTACATCACCACTAAAAATAGAAGTGCCGTAGCCACTAGCGATTCTCATTCTTGCAGGACGAATGACACCACCGTATAGGTGGTACGCAGGCGTAAAACCATTTGGTTTATCTGTATTAGCCATGTTTTACCTCTTACTGTCTAATATATTATTAACCTTCTTCGGAATTGTTCCTACTGCCAAATTGAACCTTAGAACTCCTTTGGATGTCTCCATCTTTTATAGGCATTCTAGGGTCACTTTCTCGCATATAGTTCTGATCAACACCGTTTAATTGAGAGTTAGCTTGATTTTCAAAATACTTAGTTCTCTCGGTTGCGGTCTCTTCTGGAACTTTAGCGAGGATTAAACCTCCTACCCCTATGACTCCTTTGTTTTCTCCGTTTTCAATAGTGGGTGCTTGAAACTCAGGATAATCTTCTGCTCTCACAGGTTCATATCCCTCTCTAATACGCTTAGACATATTAGATTTGTCATCTTGACCTCTTGTTGCTTCACGAATCCACCTGAATTTAAATCCAGGAGGTGCTTTGGGTGCGTCTAACATAGACGGGGGTTGCCAAGGCTTTCTGCGAGTTTGAGAGTCTCGTGTCTCTGCAGAACGAGAGTTACGTTCTGTTGTGACTTCAGTTTTAATATCTTCTGTCATTTTATACTCCTTCTTCGATATGCTTAGCATATTCTTCTAGTGGAACATTTAGTCTTTTAGCTATTGCTACTTGACTAGGTGTCAACTTTATTTTGCGTGTGGATTTTTTACCTGTAGCACCACGGCTAGAGGCGGCAACCATTGACACGGGTTTAGATTGCTCGTTAGAAAACTTGTGGGGAAAATATTCCCTCATGTTCTTGTCCAATTCTTCATAATATCTATCAGAACTTGGGTCTACTCCAGATTCTACTAAATCTTTATGCACTCCAAAAGCTGCAAAAGTCATCGTTTGATCTTTGCCGAACCATTCGTTTTTATCAGCCCATGCTTCTGCTTTAGGGTCTGGTGCAGCAGTTGGTTGTTGCATAATCTGTTCTTCAACAGGTTGTTCTACAACTTTTGCTTCAGCTTCCTGTTTTAACTCTTGCTGTGCCGATATCCTTTTTAAATTTTCGGATTCTGCGGCAGCCCTAGATAAATTTTCAGTTGCTGTTGTTATAGCTTCTACGTCTCCAGACTCTTGTGCAATTTTTAAAGAATCTTTCGCCCTTTGTAAGTCAGATTGTATACGATTGTCGTATTCTTTGAAAAGGGTTGTATCGGAAGTTTTTAATTTTTCTTTTAAAGAATCTTTATCTTGCGATAAAGTTTTTGCATAATTTACTGCTTCGTCTCTTTGTCTTTCTGCCTCTCTCATTTTGTAAGTTAGTTTATCTATACGTTTTTGTACAGATTCACTAATAGTGTCTAACTCATCTTTCGGTTGCTCAGGGGCAGCTTCTTGTTCCTCTACTACTTCTTCTACAACCTCTTCCTCTTTTTCTTCCTCAGGAAGTTCTAGTTCTATTTCTTGCATTGCTTCTTCTTGCATGGTCTTTTACCTCTCCATGATAGTTTATTGTTACGATATAATATCTTCAGGATTATCTATTACAGCTAAAATCTCATCATCGTTTAGAAGTCTCATGTCGCCACCTTCTATCTGAAAACGAGCTCCAGCGTACCTGCCGAATATTACCCAATCACCTTCTTTACACCAAGCACCTTCAGGAAATTTATTAAAATCCTTATAGGCATCAGGTCCAAGAGCGACAACTAAGCCGACTACGGTAGCTAATCTTTCTTTATCTACAGTAGCTTTGGCTAATTGTATACCACCTTTGGTTACACTCGGTAGTGAAAAAGGTAAAATCAAAACACGATAACCTGTTGGTTTAGGTAATCGTTCTTTGTGCGAGTCTAAATTTTCTGGTGTAATACCCTTTTCATCTTTTACAACTTCAGGGGCTTCTGTGCTACCAAAATTATCTACTCGGTTTGGAACAGTTTTTGTCATCAATCATCCTCCATATTGGATTGTAGGTTTTGAATCTCCTGTTCTGCTAGACTCAAACCTGCTATTTCACCTACTATTCTGTGGTATTGTTCAATGTTCTCAATACTACCAGAGGCAAGTGTTTGCGAGAGAGCTTCTTTTCTATCTCGATACTTGCGGAGCAAATGCTCCACTATTTTGATATAATCCACTATTTGATGTAGTTATACCAAAGAAGTCCTTTTGTTTGTCCGTAAGATGCTTTTTGTTTAGAAGGCTTACCAACTACGTTTCCTTGTGCATCTCTGTTTACTTCACCAGCTTTTACTTCTTGTGTTCTAGTAGTGTCTTCTACTGAAGGCTCACTGAACGTAGATTTTTTAGCTTGTGCGGAAGGTGCAGGATATTCTTTATTTCTATGCATTTTTACTCCTCGTATAAATTGTTAAAAGTTATTAACGGATCAAGATAGCTATCATGTTCTTCAGCGGAATGTTTATACTGTGAAGGTACAAAATCAGGTGCACCTTTACCTGTAACCCATAACGCTGGACTTGTTGCTCTTACCCTGTTATTAGGCAATGCTACAATGTTCCCTTTCCATTTACAATCCTCTGTAATATATAATACATGAGATTGTTTATGTTGTGCAGGACAATCAGCTATATCTGATTCGGTATAATCAACGGTGAATAAGTATTTACCTGTGTAAAAATCGCCATCTATTTTACAAAGCCAAGGGCTAGAACTTACTCTATCCATAACAACTACAGAGTGATGTCTTGATTCACAGTCCCACGGTTGACATATATGGTCTTCCATAGGCTCTGCCCATTGTTCAACAGGTATATCAGCGACTAAAGCTTGTATAGGCATACGTGCCCACATAGCTCCTCCGTGTATGTTTTTATCTGGATCTTCTTCTTCACAGCCCGTAAATACTACTTGAAAACTTAATGACCTATCTGGGATAGTGTTTACTGCTATTGCAAGAGCATGGATAAATTCTCCACGATATTCTTGATGATTAGCAGTAAACTCTTTCCTTACCCAGCATTTAAAATGCGGAATATTACTAATAAGATAGGACACTATCTCCTTTTCATTCTCCCGCCAGACTTTTTGTATTTAGTGGTTTTCTTTTTCTTTTTTATCGCTCCACCTCTTTTCATACCACCAGCGGATCGATATTTTGTGTTTTTCATTCCAGGCATAATTTACTCCTTTGTTGTTTCCTGTACAGTTTTCACTAAATCAACAAAATTCTTTTCAGCATCCGTTTGAGTACGTGCCTCAAGCTCCTGTAAGTCTATTGCTGCTCTAGTGTTCTGTGCGTCTCGTTGTGCGTCAAGTTTCATCATTTCTATTTGTTTATCTCGCAAGTCTTCTTGCTCTTTTTGCATCAACTGTTCTCTTTCAAACTGTAATTGTTTTTCAAACATATCTCTTTGTGGATCAGGAGTCTTCATAGCGTTAGCCATAGCTTGTGCTTGACCTGTAACTTGTTGCGTAGCTTGGGTAGCTGCTAAAGCTATTTGGTTCATAAGCTCTGGCGGCATTTCTTCGCCGACCTCTGGTAAAGGTTGCCCTAATGTTTGCTCTACTTGTATCTTGTAAAGCATAGCTTGGTGTTCTTGTATATTAGCTGTTATTAACTGTACTGCTGTAGGGTTTTGTTGTACCATCGGGTTTTGTAAAAAAGCGGTATGAGCTTGGATATACGCTTCGTGGTTTTGGAACTCGTAAGCTTTTATAGCATTACCCACTAATGCTGCTTGATGTTCTGTTATTGGGTCACGTGCAGGTATCTCGTCTTCGGGTAATAATATCGAATCTATATCTTTTACGTTTAACGCTTGATACATTTTTCGGTGTGCTTCTCTAACATCGTGTATTTTAGGATTAGCTTGTGCTAGTTGCAGTTGTGTTTGTGCTAAAACTATTCTTTGCGTCATACTAAATATATTAGGGTCACTAACAGGTATAACGTCTATAGAATTATCGAAATCTTGTTTAAATACACTTGAAGCAGCTCCTTGAACTTGGTACGGGTACTCGTCAGGTAAAAACTCTCCGAATATTCTTTTTAAAATTTTAAATTCTGTTTTTTGAGCGTAATGTAATCTTTTATGTATCGCCGACATAACTCGTTGCCCTTTTTCTAATAAAGCAACGGTTGTACCTACAGGTGCTTCAGTATTACCGTCTCCTGTAGCTTGTTCAATAGTAGCCGCAAATCTTCTACCCGAGTCAACTAAAGTTCCTAATAACGCTGTTAATGTAGCACTTGGTTCTTTATACGGTAACGGCATAAAGGCATCCATAAGTCTACCTCCTGGTGCATCTACATCACGCCACTCTCCAGGCTGTATCGGATCATCAGTTTTTTGTATACTTAATCCTCTTGATTTAAAACCTGCTGGTAAGTTTGATAAAGTTCCTGCGTCTATAAGTTGTCTAAGTATGGCGGTTACGGATTTAGTTAAGCCGCCCATCATATGTATCAGACCAAATCCGTAGAATCCTAATCCTGGAAGAAATTTATAATGCGTAAAGTATTCTATCTTTTTACGCATTGGATCTGCAGGATTGTAGTTTTGTCTAATAGCTAATACGTCGTTTGTGTCTTTACAAATAGTTACGATATACGGTAACGCTAATCCTGTAGGTTGTCCGTTATCGTCTGTATCTTCAAAGCCTTCTAAATCTAAATCAATATGAACTTCTAACAAAGTAAATTCTTCATCGGTAATCGTTCTACTTAATCCTTGTAATTCATCTAATTTTTCTTCTACGTCGGTTGTTTCAGGATTACTTGATGGACCTGCCATATCGGTGTCTCTGTAAAAACCTGTAAGTTGTAATTTACGTAATTCGTTTTCCGTCATGTTGATGACGTGGGTAATTCTAGGTGCGGTTAATAAATCAACAGCGTAATACGGTACTACTAAATCTTCCGCTTTTACAAATCTAGCTGTTGCTCTGCCAAGAGATGGATCGTAAAAAACTTTTTTAAATGCCGAACCAGATAACGGTAAATAAAAAAGCAGTTGATCCATCTCGGGGTCATATTCTTCCATCTTGTAACTAATTTGATAGTTCATAAAGTTTTTAACTCTATTCGCTTTCATATTTTTAGCATCGTCAGTTTTACCCATGATTTGTACATCGACAGGTCCACCTGCTGGTAGTAATTCTTTATATGCTTGTGCTTGGAACTGTGTTACGGCTTCTGCTAGTATCGGGTGGTGCACACCTGAAGCTCCTATGAACGGTTGTGATCTATCTTCCGCATTAATACCTAAAAGTTCTAATCCATCGGTAAATGCATTGAACCAATCTTTCCTAGAATCTAAATCTTCTTCGTAATTAGAAATTAATTCTGCGGCTATAGTGTTAAGTTCTCTTTCGTCAATAAATTCAGCTAAATTTTCACCAAATTTATAATCTATGTCGTCTTCTGGTTCTAGATCGATGGCGACACTGCCGTCTGGTAAGATAGTTACCTCAGTATCAGCCATATCTCTCGGCTGTTCTAGCTCTAACTCTATTTCTTCTTGTCCGCCTAAAGAAATTGGGCTAGGTTGTTTTTCAATAGCCATGTTTACGAATCATAAAGGTTATTTTGTTAATAATAAACCCTATTAGGAGGAAAGTAATCTTCATCATCAAAGTAATCGCTAGATAATTGTAAAAATCCGCCTTCTCTAAACCTAGTTAGTGCTAATGTAGTCGCATCTACAAGGTCATCGTTCTCGCCGTTAGGAAAATCTGATATTTCTTCCATAACTTCTAACCCAAAACGGTTATCAGGCACCCAAACTCGTCCATCTTGAAAAATAGGCGACACTAAATTCAATCTAGCTATTTTATCTTGACCTTTTCCTGGAGAAAATGTGTTTACAGGTATGCCTATCCGACGTAATTCTTGAACTAACGGTATACCTGACGCTTTTGTTTCAATAATTATCGTATCAGGGTTCCAATATTCGAATAATCGCATCGCTTCGGCTTTTAATTCAGGAAAATCGTAACGTTCTTTGATACAATCTAACAAAATCAAGTGAGCTTCGTCTCCGTTATAGATATTTTCACCAATTTTACCGTCTGGGTACCATACACCCCATGTTGTTATAGCAGAAAAGTCAGCTCTTTCGCTTTTTAAGAACGCTGTATCGTAACTTTGGATAATATAATCGCAAACAGGTGGTTTTTCTTCGTCCCAAATCTGAAACCAGTCTTTTGGTACAATAGATATACCCTC